TGATCGATGAGTGGCACAAAGATTGTGTCATGGATGATGACTTGTTTGAAGAAGCAAGAAGAATTCCAATCCTACATGCCAAATGGTTAGACAAGTACTTAAGAGTACAATTATTACGTAAAGAAAAAGAATACGATTTCAACTGTCTGTATAGGCAGAAGTATAGTTTCTACATGGGCAGAGAAGAAACTGCTCCTGATGAGAAAATTATTAAGACAGAAGTTCCTATCTATATCAAGGGAGATCCTGATATAATTAAGGCACAGGCAAACATGGACCTCTATGAAAAATTAGAGGATGCTCTAAAACAGGTTCTAAATAATATTAACAATCGTTCATTCCAAATTAAGAATGCAATTGATTGGTTAAGATATTCGAGAGGAATAGATGAGTGAAGTTATTATCCGAAAGAAGAATGAAGTATATCTGCAGTTAAAAACACCACCACACATCTCATACGAATTATCTGATCACTTTACATTTGAAGTAGAAGGTGCAAAGTTTATGCCTGCATACAGGCAGAGACATTGGGATGGTAAAATTAGATTATTCTCTCCAGGAACTGGGGAGATATATGCAGGACTACGAGAATACATTGAGCAATTTTGTCAAGAGCGAGGTTACGCTTATGATTATGCTGACAATGAATATTTTGGTATGCCTAATGCTGAAGATGAATTAGTATCTTACGACGGAGTTAAATCATTTACAAAAAGATTTTCTGCACTTAAAGCAAGAGATTACCAATACAAGGCAATCTATGAAGCGTTAAGGAAGAAAAGAAAACTGATTGTGTCTCCAACAGGATCAGGAAAATCTTTTATGATTTATTCTATTGTCCGTTTCTTACAGGAGACAGGGCAAAAAATTATTATCGTAGTTCCAACTACGTCCCTTGTAGAACAGATGTATAAAGATTTCTGGTCTTATGGATGGGATGTAGAAGAACACTGCCATAAAGTATATGCTGGTCATGAGAAAATATCTCCTAAACCAGTAACCATTACCACGTGGCAATCTGTCTATAAACAGAAGCGCCAGTTTTTTGAATGCTTCAGTGCAGTAATTGGTGACGAGGCACATCTGTTCAAAGCAAAATCACTGACAGATATCTTGACCAAACTACATCATGCAAAGTATCGTGTTGGGTTTACAGGTACACTAGATGGAAGTAAAACAAACAAACTTGTTCTTGAAGGTTTGTTCGGTCCTCACGAAAAGATTACAAATACAAATGACCTAATTAAACAAGGACATTTGTCCAGATTAAAAATTAAAATTATTTCTTTAAAACATCATCATATTAATTTTGACAGTTATCATGATGAGATTGATTACCTGGTCTCACATCCAAAACGAAATAATTTTATTAAGAACCTTGCTTTAGATCTTGCAGGTAATACTTTAGTATTGTTTAACTATGTTGAACGACATGGTGAACCACTTTTCGATCTGATAAATAGTAACGTAAAACATGGAAGAAAAGTTTTCTTTGTACACGGTGGTGTTGATGTAAAGGACCGAGAGGAAATTCGAGCAATCACTGAGCAAGAGTCCAATGCAATTATTATTGCAAGTTATGGAACTTTCTCCACTGGTATTAACATCAAAAACTTACACAATATCATTTTTGCAAGTCCGTCAAAATCAAGGGTAAGGAACCTACAATCTATTGGTAGGGTCTTGAGAAAAGGAGACAACAAAAATACAGCAGTACTGTATGATATTGCAGACGATACCACTAAGGATTCTAACAATCCAAATTATACGTTAAGACATTTATTTGAACGAGTTAAAATTTATAATCAAGAAAATTTTGACTATGAGATAATAAACGTAAAATTAAAACAGTAAGTATGGAAGCATTTTTCGCAAACATTAAATTAAAAACAGGTGAGGAATTACTTTGTATAGTAAAAGAGGCGGATCCTGAAGAGGACTACCTTCTAGTGTCACACCCAATTGAAGTTGAAGAGATTGAGATCCCTGGTGCATTCCATGGACTTAAAATCAAAAACTGGATGAAACTCTCACATCAAACTGAATTCTACATTGATGGAGAGGAACTAGTTACAGTTAAAGAAATTAAAGGATACCCAGTCGAGTTTTATAAAGAGAGTTTAATTAAACTTGCTAATCAAGAAGAAGAAAGATCCCGTTCCAAAAATAGGAACAAGATAAAAAGAAAAAGAAAAGGTCGCGTTCCTCTAGATGGAGAGATGGGACTTATAGCATCTATTGATGATGCAAGAGCACTGCTAGAGAGTATCTTCTTATTAGATAGTGACCCAAAGGAATCTTAGTACCTTAAAGCTATAAAGTGTCTTCTGAACTCTGACCGAGTTATTATACACAGATACGGGGTACTTGTCAAGCTCTGAGTTTTATGCTATGATATTGTGAGAAGACCAACATACTAATGGCAAAATCTAAAGAGCACTACGTAAACAACAAGGACTTCTTACACGCTATTATTCAATACAAGAATAGAGTTGAGAAGGCAAAAGAAACGGGCGACAAAAAACCACCAGTGGGTGAGTACATAGGAGGGTGCTTCTTGAAGATAGCACAGCACTTATCCTATAAACCGAATTTTGTCAACTACATGTTCAAAGACGATATGATCGGTGACGGTATTGAAAACTGCATCACATACATTGACAACTTTGATCCAGCAAAGTCCAGCAATCCGTTTGCATATTTTACTCAGATCATTTACTATGCATTCTTACGTAGGATTCAAAAAGAAAAGAAGCAGGTAGATATTAAAAACAAAATGATTGAGAAGTCAGGATACAGCGAAGTATTTACTGGTGATGAGTATGGGTGCGATTCTTCATACGAACAAATTAAAAATTCACTTGAGCAGAAAATGAGGTATTGATGAAAGTCGCTATTATTACAGACCAGCATATTGGGATGAGAAAAGGTAGTCAGGTCTTTCATGACTACATGCAAAAATTCTATGAAGAAGTGTTTTTCCCATGCCTTGAGAAAAATAAAATTACTACCGTGCTTGATCTGGGTGATACTTTTGACAATAGAAAATCAATTGATTTCTGGTCATTGGATTGGGCAAAGAAAAACTACTTTGATATTTTAGCAGAGAGAGGTATAAAAGTTTATACTGTGGTAGGTAATCATACTGCCTACTATAAGAATACCCTTGGTATTAATGCAATTAATTTATTACTCCAAGAGTATGATAATGTCCAATTGATTGAGAACCCTGAAACTATTAATGTGGGTGGTCTTGATATCTGTTTTATTCCCTGGATTTGTGTCGATAATGAAACTGAAACCTATGAAGTAATTGCAAACACTACAGCAAATATTTGTATGGGGCACCTTGAGTTATCTGGGTTTGAAGCACACCAAGGTTATTATATGGATCATGGAATGAGTCGTGATGTGTTCTCTAAATTTAAGAAAGTTTTCTCTGGACACTTTCATCACAGATCACACTCTGATAACATCTACTACCTAGGTAATCCTTACCAGATGTATTGGAATGATTTTGGTGACACTAGAGGGTTTCATTTGTTTGATACAAAAACTACGAAACTTAAGTTTATTGAAAATCCTTTCAAGATGTTTGAAAAGATTTACTATGATGATAGTGCTACCTCTCCAGATCAAATCAACACTAATCAATTTAAAGACAAGTTTATCAAACTCATCGTTGAAAAGAGGACTAACTATTATGAGTATGACAATTTAATTGAGCGTCTTTATCAGGTTGGTGTTCATGATTTAAAAATTATTGACAACACTAACGAAGAGATCAATCCCTCTGGAGATATTGAAATTGAAGGAACTCTTTCTTTCTTAGAAAAATATGTTGAAGAGATTGATTACGAAGACAAAGACACATTAAAATCTATTATAGGATCCATTTATACAGAGTCGCTTCAAATTGAGTAATGTACATTCTAGCAATCAAAGGAAAGGAAACGGAGGGGGCGTATGCTCCCACGGTAGATAGTGGTCAAATACTTTATCTTTTTCTAGAAGCAGAAGATGCTGAAAGGCATTCGGAATTACTTGCTGCTGATGATTATCCTGAGATGTCAGTAGTTGAAGTTGACGATGACGTTGCTATCCATATCTGCGAAGAGAATGGATACTCTTATTGTATTGTAACCCCTGAAGACATTATTATCCCACCTAAAGAAGATGATTGAATTTAAAACTATTAAATGGAAGAATTTTTTGAGCACGGGAAATAACTTCACAGAAGTGAATTTGAATCAATATAACAAAACCCTAATTGTTGGTGAGAATGGTGCTGGTAAATCTACCATACTAGATGCACTGTGCTTTGGTTTATTCAATAAACCGTTTAGAAAAATTAGTAAGTCACAGTTAATCAACTCTATCAATCTTGCTGACTGTAGGGTGGAGATCAAATTCAATATTGGTAAAATTGAATGGCAGATTAATCGTGGTATGAAACCATCTGTTTTTGAGATTTACAAAAATGGTGTGCAATTAAATCAAAGTGCATCAGCAGTAGATCAACAGAAATGGTTTGAACAGAATGTTCTTAAACTAAATTTTAAATCCTTCACACAAATTGTTGTTCTTGGATCTTCTACGTTCATACCCTTCATGCAACTACCAGCAGCAGGACGTAGAGAAGTCATTGAAGATATCCTAGACATCAGGATTTTCTCTGCAATGAATACCGTTCTAAAAGATAGGGTTAAAGAAAATAAGGAAGCAGTGTCTGATCTTGATCATGCTATTTCTATTCTAAAAGATAAGGTCGATGTTCAAAAAAGATTTATTGAAGATCTTAAGAAACAAGGACAAGACAATGTAGTTCTTTGGGAAGAAGAGATTACTAAAATGGAACGGGACATGGAATCTAACCGACTTGAATGTGAACGTTACATGCGTGACCTTGATACCATGACAAAACAAATGAATGAGTATCCTAACCCTCAGGAAGAACTTGATAAGTTAAATGAATTTCATATCAAGTTTAGATCTAAGATCAAGGATATGGAAAGTTCAATTAAGTTCTTGACTTCTAATGATGTTTGCCCTACATGTAATCAGGACATTACTGATGACTTTAAGAATCAGAATATTACCAGTGGCAAGGAAAAGATTAAGAAACTTCAATCTGCCCTAGATGATATTGATTCTAAAGAAAAAACTTTGAGTGATTCTTTACACCAGCGTAATAAACTTCAAAGAGAAATTACTCAGGTTCAAAATAAAATTAAAAATTGTTTCACTACACTTAATTGGAAACAAGAAAAGGTAAAGGAAACGGAAGGTAGAATAGAATCTTTAAAATCTAATACCGACAGTGTTGATCGTGAACGTGAGAAGATGAAGACCTTGATCGAACAAGGTAAAGGTCAAGAACTTCAACGTCGTCAAATCTCTAAAAGATCTACAGAGTTAAAAATTATTGGTGACATTCTTAAGGATGGTGGTGTTAAGAGTACAATTATTAGGAAGTATCTTCCTGTGATGAATACGCTTATTAATAAGCACCTACAAGAACTTGAGTTTTATGTTAACTTTAATCTTGATGATACGTTCAGTGAAACTATCAAGTCACGGTTTAGGGATGAGTTTTCTTATGCTTCATTCTCTGAGGGTGAGAAGATGAGAATTGACCTGGCACTCTTGTTTACCTGGAGAGAGGTTGCTAAACTCAAGAACTCTGTCAATACAAATATTCTTATCCTGGATGAGATCTTTGACAGTTCTTTAGATGGAAATGGTACAGCGGACTTCATAAATATCCTGAGAACTGTGACGGATGGTAACAATGTCTTTGTCATTTCTCACAAAGAAGATATGCTTCACGATAAATTTGACAACGTTGTCCAGTTCAAAAAGGTTAAGAATTTTTCAAAACCTTATCAGACAGTTAAATAAGTGTCACAAGGACTGCCTTCGGGTGGTCCTTTTTTGTTATTATGTATTCAGTTACATGAGGTTCCATGAAGTTTGAAATCAAAGAAACTCTTGCCAAACTTCTGGCAACTGAGAATTTAATTGTTGAGCACCGTAAGGTTGGCACTGCATCTTTTGATGTTGACAAACGTGTCTTGACTCTGCCTATGTGGGAGAGAGCATCTAACCGTGTTTATGATCTCTTGGTTGGACATGAGGTTGGACATGCACTTTACACTCCCAATGTAGATTGGAAGAAAGATAAGTATGCTGAAGTTCCTATGGGATTCGTCAACGTTGTTGAAGATGCTCGTATTGAGAAGTTGATGAAGCGTCGTTATGCTGGTCTTTCTAAAACTTTCTATAACGGATATCAAGAACTTCACAGAGAAGATTTCTTTTCAGTAGAAAATGAAGACATGTCTAAGATGTCATTCATTGATCGTATCAATCTTTATTACAAGATTGGTGCATACCACATGATTGGGTTCTCTCAAGAAGAAAAACCATATGTTGATCGTACTGGTAAAGTTGAGACCTGGGAAGAAGTTCTTGATCTAAGTTACGATATTTTTGAGTATCTTAAAACTAAAAAGGATGAACCTCAACCACAGAAAGTCAATCTTGATGATCTTAAGCAAGGTCAAGGTGATGACGAGAAAGACACTCCAGTAGATGTAGAACCATCTCCTAACTCTTCCAGTGCCCCTGTAGGCGATTCTGAGGCGGTCTCAGACGATGTTGAGGATGCAGATGATTCTGAACAATCTTCTAAAGGTGGTGGAGAAACTAATGAGTTTGAATCTACCACTGACTCTGCCTTTACTGAAAACCAGCAAGACCTGATTAATGAGTATGGTCAAGAAACTTCTTACCTCAACGTTCCTAAGAATATCGATATTGATCGTATCATTGTTAACTGTGATATGCTCCAAAAATATATCTCTGAGTTTTATGACAATGAAAAGTTTCAGACAGATTCTTATGACAATCGTCTCTTAAAAGATACTGACAGAGATTATCTAAATTACAAGAAGAGTGCTGTTAAAGGAGTAAACTATCTTGTTAAAGAATTTGAAATGAAGAAATCTGCAGATGCATATTCACGTGCTGCAGTTTCTAAAACTGGTGTTCTCGACACTTCTAAGTTGCATACTTACAAGTTCAATGATGACTTGTTTAAAAAGGTAACTGTTCTTCCTGATGGCAAAAACCATGGTCTAGTTTTCATCCTTGATTGGTCTGGATCTATGGGTAATGTTATTCATGATACTGTCAAGCAACTCCTGAACCTTGTTTGGTTCTGTAAGAAAGTTAACATTCCTTTTGAGGTGTATGCTTTTACATATGAGATGGTTCCTACTGAAGAAGATTTTGATGAGAATAACCAACTTAAAGAGTTACAAGAATTGGAAGTTAATGACTTGTATCTTCACAAGACATTCCGACTTTTGAATCTTCTTTCTCACACTAGGTCTGCTTCTGAGTTTGACCGTGATTGTTTGAACCTGTGGCGTCTCTCTAACTTCACTCGTTTCTATGGATCTACTTTAGTTCCTGTTGGTTTGACTCTCTCTGGAACTCCTCTCAATGAAACTATTGTGACTCTCCATCAGATTCTTCCTAAGTTCTTTAGAGAAACTGGAGTTGATAAAGTCAATACTATTTTCTTGACTGATGGTGAATCTAATGGTATTGGTCGTGTAGTTAAGATGAATGAGAAGTATTACCCTGATGGTCGTCTTGGTAAGATTTCTTGTAGCACTAGTTGCCAACTACGTGACACTAGAAAAGGTCGTACCTACAAGACATTTAACGATCACAATTGGGAAACCAGTGTTACCCATACATTGTTGACTAACTTGAAAGATAATTTCCCTCAAGTTAATTTCATTTCATATCGGGTTGTAGAATCACGTGACGTATCTAATGTCCATTGGTACTACACTGGTAATTATTCTGAAACCAACAAAAAGAAGTGGTCTAAGGAAAGATCTGCTATCTTAAATACTACAGGATATGATGCCATGTATGCCATTGCTTCAACAACGTTGAATCAATCTGATGACTTTGCTGTTGCTGATGAAGCAACTGTTGCTCAAATTAGAGCAGCATTCAAAAAGTCACTCAAGTCCAAGGCAGCGAACAAAAAGATTCTATCTTCATTCGCTACGATGGTCGCTTGATAAACTGGCACACTAGGGGGTGACTTTACCCCCAGTTGCCTTTATATTATATTCATACACAACACAACACTTACATCATGCCTTTCGCTCCTATCCCCGTTTCAACTGAAGACGTTGTTTCTTTTCTTACCAACATGCATGGTACAGAAGTAAGCACCCCTCATCTGCTTGAAGCATCTGAGTATTTTGATTGTTCACTTGCTACTATCAAGAAGCGTCTTGATCAGTACAAGCAAGGTATTGGCAAATGGGATCTCACTATCAAAGAAGCACGTAAACAACTCGAAAATACTGTAACTATTTCTCAAAACCTTGTCCCTCAAATCGATGATACCTTCGTCAAGTTCGGCAACTATAACGATCTTAAAAAGATTATACAAAGTCGCCTTTTCTATCCTACTTTTGTTACTGGTCTCTCTGGAAATGGTAAAACATTTTCAGTAGAGCAAGCATGTGCTCAACTGGGACGTGAACTCATTCGTGTAAACATTACTATTGAAACAGATGAAGATGATCTTATCGGCGGTTTCCGTCTTGTTGATGGCAGCACCGTCTGGCACAATGGCCCAGTCGTGGAAGCACTCGAACGAGGTGCTATCTTGCTCCTTGACGAGATCGACCTTGCCTCTAATAAGATTCTCTGTCTCCAGTCAATTCTTGAAGGGAAAGGAGTATTCCTTAAAAAGATCGGCAAACGGGTTGACCCTGCAACTGGATTCAACGTCTTCGCCACAGCAAACACTAAAGGTAAAGGTTCAGACGACGGACGATTCATTGGAACTAACGTGCTCAACGAGGCATTCCTAGAACGTTTCCCTGTCACCTTTGAGCAGGAGTATCCCAGTGCTTCTATTGAGAAGAAGATCCTTTCTTCCATCTGTAAGGATGACCAGTTTGTTGCTCACCTTGTTGACTGGGCAGGCATCATCCGTAAGACATTCTATGATGGTGGTATCGATGAATTGATTTCAACTCGTCGTCTCGTTCACATCATTCGTGCTTACAGCATTTTCTCTGACAAAGCAAAGGCAATCAAGGTCTGCCTTAATCGCTTTGATGAAGAGACCAAACAATCTTTCCTTGAACTCTATGATAAAGTCGATGCAGACATCCAACTTGAAGAATCTATGGAACCAGTACAAGACGGTTCTATGGGAAACATTTCCTGATCTTCAACTAGCAGATACCTGGGCACAGTGGTCTAACAAAGATGCTAACCTCTGTGCCAGTATCTACAAAAACCCCTACATCATCAAGTCCAGAGAAGTTGAGATATGGGATAAGAAATCCTCTATCTACAA